ATTAGATCTGTCGGAGTTCACGCTGCTGGTGTTGTTGTAGCTAAAGATGATATTAGAAAGTATGCACCAGTAGAATCTCGTGAAGATGCTAATGATAAAGTTTCTGGAAGAATTCCAGTTGTAGCGTATGACATGGATACCGTAGCAGATATTGGTCTGATAAAGCTAGATGCTTTGGGCCTAAAGACCTTATCTGTTATTTCAGATACATTACAATCAATTAAAGATAGACATGGTAAGTCAATTGATCTTTCTAAAATTCCTTTAGACGATAAAAATGTCTATTCAATGCTTAGCGAAGGATATACAAAAGGTGTGTTTCAGGCTGAAGCAACTCCATATACAAACCTTCTTATGAAAATGGGCGTGAGCACGTTTGAAGATCTTGCAGCATCAAATGCTCTTGTTCGTCCAGGAGCAATGAATACTGTTGGTGCTTCATATATTAATCGTAAGCATGGTAATGAAGCAACAAAATATGTTCATTCAATCATGCAACCATTTACAGAAAACACATATGGTGTTATTATTTATCAAGAACAAGTTATGCAAGCATGCGTACACTTGGGCGGAATGACATGGTCTGAGGCTGATAAAGTCCGTAAGATTATTGGAAAGAAAAAAGATGCAAAAGAGTTCGACCAGTTCAAGGATCAATTTATTGCTGGAGCTGAGAAACACATTTCTAAAAAAGAGGCGCAACATCTTTGGCACGACTTCGAAGCCCATGCGGGGTATTCGTTCAATCGTTCTCACGCCGTTGCTTATTCTATGCTTTCTTATCATACCGCTTGGCTTAAGTTTTATTATCCTCTTGAATTTATGTTTTCATTACTTAGAAATGAGGGAAACAAAGACACCAGAACAGAATACCTCATTGAAGCAAAACGACTAGGCCTAAAGGTTAGGTTGCCGCATGTAAATGAATCTGATGTTTATTTCTCATTAAAGGGAGATGCAATTGTATTTGGATTGGCAGAAGTAAAATTTATTTCAGATAGCATTGCAAATAAAATTATTGATAAGAGGCCATATTCTAATTACAAAGATTTAATTGATAAAGCTTCTAAAAAGGGTAGCGGTATTAATAGTAGAGCCATCGCAGCATTAAATTCAATCGGTGGAGCCGCATTTGAAGATAACCCAAGATCAGGGAATGAAAAAGATAATTACTATGAGTATCTAGGTATTCCTACATTTAATTTAGATTTGCCTCCACGCATTAAAGCACAGGCTAGACCAATTGAAGAATTTGACGAGCTAGGATCATTCGTAATGTTTGGTATGGTTAAAAGTATTAAGCGTGGAAATGGGTGGGCACGAGTTGAATTGGTAGACGAAACTGGTTCTATTGGTTTATTTCATAATGAACAAACTCCTATTGAACAAAATCAAATGTACTTTATATTAGTTGGTGATAATCGAATAGCAACATATATTAAGGTTTCTGATATAGACCCTAAATCAAATGATTTGTTTGTAGATTATTTATATAGGAAGCAGTATGACCTTGCCGAGGACGAGTACTTTGTGGTAAACTTTACACCATATAAAACTAAAGCTGGGAAGATGATGGCCCATATCGTCATGACGGATAAAGATAAAAATCTTACTCGTGCAATTGCATTCCCAACAATGTATAAATTTGCTCTCGCAAAAATGCGGGAAGGAATGAAATGTAGAGTTAATCTGTCACAGCTAGATGACGGTACTCTAAACGTTAAGGAGATAGCATGACAGAAGATATTGAAGGTATCATTAAATCGGTTAGTATTAATCAGGTATTAATATCAATACTGGCAGATCAAGGTAAGGTCACAGTGCCTACTTTAACATTTTTAGATGCAGCCAACATCGATAAAGAATTGGTAATTAGTTATGATGAAGAACCTCCATCATTTACATTTAGTTTGAGAGATAGAGATGAAGTATAAAGAAATCGTTACAGAACATGGCCTTGATGCATTAGCAGCAATTCTTCATGAAACTGCTATTGAAAAAGGTTTTTGGGACGGAGAATATACGCATGACAAGGTTGGTAATAAATTAGCACTCGTGCATTCAGAAGTAACCGAAGTCCTTGAAGCAATTAGAAAATCTCATGGATCCGAAAAGGTTGTGGAAGAAATGGCAGATGTAATTATTAGACTGCTAGATATTTATGCAGCAATGAGAAATGAAGAGTCTGTACTGCACAGTCTTGATGAAATTTTAGAGAAGAAAATTAATATAAATAAGGAGCGTCCAAAGCTTCACGGAAACCTATTCTAAATGATATAATGGTAGAGAGAAGAAAGATAAATAATGACAGTTGTAATAGATGAAGTATTAGCAAAACTAGATCCAAAAACAAGAGCAAGAGTTCAATCAGCAAATGCAGTACAAGTTCATAAACAAGAAACTCCAAGCATAGGCTTAAATCTTGCCCTTAAGGGCGGGTTGCCATATGGCCGTCAAGTTCTTATTTGGGGAAACAAGTCTGCTGGTAAATCTTCTTTCTGCCTACAGATGATAGCTAAGGCACAAAAAGAAGGAAAGACTTGTGCATGGATTGATGCAGAGGCATCATATGATCCTAAATGGGCAGAAATGCTTGGAGTAGATTCAGAAAAATTAATTTACTCTCCTGCTAAAACAGTTAATGATATGGTTGATGTTGCTACAAAGCTTATGGAAGCAGACGTAGACTTAATTGTAGTTGACTCTATCTCAGCCCTACTACCAGCTATCTATTTTGAGAAAGACGGAAATGAATTAAAAGATTTGCAAGATACTAAGCAAATCGGAGCAGAAGCAAAGGATATGACTCACGCAGTCAAGATGTTAAATTATGCAAACAAAAACACACTACTTGTTCTTATCTCACAGCAAAGAAATCAATTCGGCTCTATGCATGCTTCCCACATTCCAACAGGAGGAATGGCAGTTAAGTTCTTCTCTACCACTGTTATCAAGCTCTGGTCTTCGGAAGCTGAAGCAAACGCTATTAAAGCTGGTATTAAAGTTGGCGACAAGATTATTGAGCAAAGAGTCGGACGTCCAGTTAATTGGATTGTTGATTACAGTAAAGTCTCTCCCCCTAATCTCTCAGGGCAGTATGATTTCTATTATCAAGGAGAGGTTTTAGGTGTAGATCATGTCGGAGAAACTCTTGATGTTGCAGAAATGTGCGGAGTCGTGGAAAAAGGTGGTGCTTGGTACACCGTGGATGGGGAACGGCTCCAGGGACGTGCGAAAGCTGTGCAATACCTTCGTGATAATCCAGAAGTAGTAGAGAAGTTATCAGGAGAAATTAATGCCAAATCTTAATGAATTTTTTCATAAGCCTGAGCTTATTCATAGATCTGAATTAGAAAAGATTCATGGGATAAAGCCATGCTCAAAGTGTAATGAAAATGCACAGGAAGCTTTCTGGGATCCAACTACATTAATCCTAGCTTGGGAATGTCCAAATGGTCATTCAAATCAAGTTAAGGTTAATTAATGTCGGAAAGATCAGAAGCAAAGCGTGACGGTGCAAAGCAGCAAAAAAATAGCGGACGTGGTAATTATCAGAAAGGTGACGCACAATGGAAATCTTTCGTGGTGGATTATAAAGAGTATGAGAAATCAATCTCTATTTCACAAAGTATATGGGCTAAAGTTTGTACAGATACTTTTAAAGTCAGTCGGGATAAATATCCTGTACTCAAGCTCATCCTTGGCAAAGACAATAGCAAGACGAGGCTTGCAGTAATCGAATGGTCATTACTGGAACAACTAATAGAAAAGTGGGAAGAATGAAAGAAGTATTATTAACAACTCTAACTGGAGCAGGAGTAGGGGCAGTCTTTGCATTATTTAAGCTTCCAGTTCCAGCCCCACCAGTATTTGCAGGAGTAATGGGAATTGTTGGATTATGGTTGGGATATGGATTGATTGGTAAATTGCTATGATTCAATTTTTATTCGGATTAATGATTGGATTTATTGTAGGATACCCACTAGGACTTTGGGCTATAGATTACACAAGGAGACACAATGAGCGACAAGAACACTCTAGAACTAATCAGTGATATAACTGAGTTTAATGATCTTCATGAGTTTATGCAGGATGAGCATCTAGATAAGGCTCTTGCAATTGTGGTAAAATTGTTAATGAATCCAGATGTTCCTGCAGCAAAAGCACCTAATCTTATTATAGAACTTCAGGCTATGTCAACCAAGTTTTCTATGCTTGCAGCAGTATATTCTACTATCGCTAAAGACAAGGCGGGAACTGTAAATAACAATAAGAAGAATGTATATTATTCAGCAAAGGAGTCGATAGATAAACTTGTGGATGCCCTCAAGTATGTCGTTCGTTATAATGGCTAGAGAAATTGTTAAGAATTTAAAATTTAAAAAGTATGATGGAAACTTCGATGTAAAAGGTTTTGCCAAAATGCTAGACGACGCCTACCTTGCTACCAAGAGGGCTGACGGGGAAATGCAAAAGAAATCATTTAGCCCAAGCTCATTTGGATATGGTCAAGGCAATTGCCCTAGATATTGGTATATGGCATTTAGTGGTGCATACTTTATAGATAATAATGATGCACAAGCAGTTGCTAATATGGCATATGGTACTCAGGCACATGAAAGAATACAGGGCATGATTGAAAAAATAGGAATGCCAGTATCAGATGTTGAGACAGAAATAGAAATTAAAAATGAATATCCACCTATTCGTGGATTCATTGATTTAGTTTTTAAATGGGATGGCCAACCAGTCCTTGGTGAAATTAAAACAGCAAAGCAGGAAGTTTGGGATACTAGGCAGGCAGAGATGTCTCCATCTTCTAACCACCTATTGCAGCTATTAACATATATGAAGCTTAAGCAGATAGATGAAGCCTTTTTCTTATATGAGAATAAGAATACTCAAGAATTACTTTTAATTCCAGTACAAATGAACGACAGGAATAAAGAGATCATCGAAGGTCTATTCTTATGGTTATGTGAGGTATATGACAATTATAGTAATGGAGATATCCCTATGAGGCCATTTTTAAAAACCTCATATACATGTAAGTCATGTCCTATTAAAAAGGAATGCTGGGCTGCAGAAACAGGAACTGTTCAAATAGAAGCTTACGAGGTTCCCAAACTGTGATTTGCGCCAATAAAGAATGTGCAAAAGAGTTTGAGCCTAAGACTCATAATCAAAAATACTGTACAGATGAATGCTGCCGTGTTGCAACAAACAGAAGAATCATGGAAAAGTATTATGAGAAGAAGGCTATTAGAAATGGAGCCAAGCGTGGTTGTAAAAAATGTGGTTCACAATTAAGCAGATACAATGATTCTAATTTATGCTCATCATGTAATAAAGCAGTTAATGAGCAGTATAGAAATAAGTTGTTAGGAATGATTAATGAAATTAGCTGAACTAGTAAAAACTAAAGCGCATAGAGTTTTAGGGATTGATGCATCTACAAACTCAGTTGCATTCTGCCTCATGGATAACAATAAGCCTTTAAAGTGGGGAAAGATAGAGTTTACTGGTTCAGACATATATGAAAAAATATATGACGCTAAGGTGAAGATGCATGCCATGCTAGATGAATTAAAAGCAGATTATATTGCAATTGAAGGTGCAGTGCTTGTAAGATCTCCAGATGCAGTGATAAAACTTTCTTATGTATATGGAGTTGTTATTGCTGAGCTTATGTCTACTGGGGCTAAGGTTATTACAATATCACCCACATCTTGGCAGGCACATATAGGAAACAAAAATCCAACTAAGATGGAAAAAGATAAACTTAAATTTGAAAATCCAGGATATGCTGACTCATGGTATAAAAATAAAATGAGACAGATTAGAAAACAAAGAACTGTAGATTACTTTAATAATAAATATAATCTGCAGTTAGATGATTTTGACGTGGCAGATGCATTCGGCATTGCCCATTATTCAAATACGGTGCTAACAGAACGATGAAACTATATCAAAGCCAAACATGGCTATATCGCAGGTATGTTGTACAGAAAAAGACTGTCACAGAAATTGCGGCGGAATGCGGAGTCTCTGCTATGACTATACAGAGATATTTAGAAAAGTTTGGGATGATTAGAAAATGAAAAGCTTTTGGGAGGGTTTAAATAAAACTACTGCTGGTGATGCAATTCTTACTGGGTATACTGGTCAATTTAAAGATATGCCTGTATATGAAGAGGTAATAGATTTAGCAAAAGGGATGGAGTATCATAATCAATATGCGCTAGATTTTGGATGCGGGGTAGGAAGAAACTCAGTGGCATTATCTAATACATACCATAACGTAATATCCTTTGATCTTCCAAATATGATTGATTTAGTTCCACAAGAAAATAAAATAGAAAATATAGTATATACATCAAATTGGGAAAAGATTAAAGGTATTCCGTTTGATATGGTATTGGCAAGTCTAGTATTCCAGCATATCCATGATGATGAATTAAATAAGTATTTGTCTGAATTAAATACAGATAAATTAGTTTTACATAGCCGTACATGGATGGATGATACTGGTACAAAGGTGTTGACAATTGTTGAACAATATTTTAATATAGAGTCTATTGCATATACAAAAGACCCAAATGGGAATGAAAGCGATCATTTCCTTGCCTTATTAAGGAGCAAAAATGGTGGACTTTCCAAATAGAGATCATGGTTTTCAAACATGGGTAACAGACTTGCAACTGCTTGCCACAGATGCACCAGCTGGAAATAGAATTATTAGGGAGTGTCTTGAAATTGCAGAGATGCTTGTAAATAAAAATAAATCTTATGGTAACTCAGCCCTTGACCCTATCCGTGTATTCTCAAAGGCGGGAACTAGAGAACAGCTATATGTTCGTATTGATGATAAATTAAATAGGCTCATGAAGGGTACTGATTATCCAGGAGACAACGATATTGATGATTTAATTGGCTACTTAGTTTTGCTCAAAATAGCCAAGTCCCAATCCTAGTCAACTAAAACATGGTATAATTTAGGTATATGGAAATTGAACTAGCGGATCATTATGACCGCATGAATAAGGTTGTAGAGGAATTACTTAAGGGTAATAACCCTACGCAGATTGCCGCTGTAACGGGTTTTAAAAGGGCAGAGGTTATAGAGTATATAGACGAGTGGAAACAGGTCGTTAGAAACGATTCTACGGCTCGTGAGAGGGCTAAGGAAGCCATCTCTGGAGCAGACCAACACTATGCTATGCTCATTAAAGAGGCCTGGAAGACCGTAGAGGATGCAGACCAAGCAGGGCAGCTAAATATAAAAGCAACGGCTCTAAAACTAATTGCAGATATTGAAGGAAAGCGTATTGGTATGCTTCAAGAAGTTGGCCTACTGGATAACGCAGAACTTGCAACACAGTTGGCGGAAACTGAGCGGAAGCAGGATATACTAGTGAAGATTCTAAAAGAAGTTACAGCAACCTGCCCTAAGTGTAAATTAGAAGTAGCAAAACGATTATCTCAAATTACTGGGATAGTTGAGCCAGTCGAAATTGTCGAGGAAGTTAGTGGATCTTAATTTCAATGATCTTATTGATATACTCGATGGTGAAGAATTTGATGAAAGACCAGTCGATCTAAGAACATTTGTAACTAGTCCAGACTATCTTGGGCTACCACCACTCTCAGAATATCAATACACCTTGATTGAAAAAGGTTCTCAGATTTATAAAGAGTCAACTCTGATTAAGCTATTTGGAGAAGATGAGGGAACTCGTAGGTTTAAGCAAACATGTATGGAAATTATCGCACAGCTTGGCAAGGGTTCTGGTAAAGACTATACATCTACAATTTCAGTATCGTATATGGTATATCTATTGTTATGTTTAAAAGATCCAGCCACATATTATGGAAAGCCACCTGGAGATACAATTGATATTATTAACATTGCTGTTAACGCACAGCAGGCTAACAATGTATTCTTTAAAGGATTTAAAACACGCATAGAAAGAAGTCCATGGTTTATAGGAAAGTATGATCCAAAAGCTTCTGAAATTAGATTTGATAAAAATGTAAACGTATATTCTGGACACTCAGAGCGAGAGGCATTCGAAGGATATAACGTTATCGCAGTAATCCTTGACGAAATTTCAGGCTTTGCAACTGAAAATACAACTGGTCATGATCAAGCTAAAACAGCTGATGCTATATATGATATGTATCGTGGATCTGTTGTATCTCGTTTCCCAGACTATGGAAAGATTATTCTATTATCATTCCCTCGTTTTAAGAATGATCCAATTCAGAAGTTTTATGATTCAGTTATTGCAGAAAAAGAAATTATTGTAAGAAACAAAACTCTTAAGATGGATGAGGATCTTCCAGATGGAACAGAAGGAAATGAAATTACAATTGAGTGGGAAGAAGACCATATAGTTTCATATAAGATCCCTAAAGTATATGCTCTTAAGCGACCAACATGGGAAGTAAATCCTACAAAAAAGATTGAAGATTTTAAGATTGAATTTTATAAGAATATGCCAGATGCCCTTAGTCGTTTTGCTTGTATGCCACCAGAAGCAATTGATGCATTCTTTAAGTCTAGAGAAAAGATTGAGAAGTCATTTAGCAATATGGCATTGGCAGTAGATACATTTGGAAGACTAGAGCCATGGTTTGCACCAGACCCAGATAAAGAATACTTCTTACACGTGGACCTTGCCCAAAAGCATGACCATTGTGCTGTTGCTATGGCACATGTTCAAAAGTGGGTTAATATAAAGGTAACTGATAATTATTCTCAACCAGCTCCAATTGTAGAGGTAGATGCAGTTAGATATTGGACACCTACTGCAGATAAATCTGTAGATTTTACAGAAGTTAAAGATTACATACTTTCTTTAAGAACTGCTGGATTTAAGATTAGAGTGTGCACATTCGATAGATGGAACTCTCACGATATGATGCAACAATTAAAAGCATATGGAATAAATACAGAAACTTTATCCGTTGCTAAAAAGCATTATGATGATATGGCAATGATTGTTCTAGAAGAAAGATTGTCTGGACCACATATCCCATTGCTTATAGATGAATTACTTCAGTTAAAGATTATGCGTGATAAAGTAGACCATCCACGAAAAGGGTCTAAAGACTTGGCGGATGCTGTGTGTGGATCTATATATAATGCTATTAGTAGAACTAAGCCAGAGAATAGCTCTGAAATAGAAATACATACCTATGACCCAATGAAATGGGATAGAGAAGATACAGATGTCGTTAGAGATAATTTGATTCGTGCACCTAGAATGCCTGATTATCTTAAGGATGCTTTGAGTGGAATGGAAATAGTATGAGTATATATCAAGATAAAGCTAAAGAGTGTAAGTGTTGCGGTAAGCATGTTCCACTTCCTACTGTATTAAAAGAATACAACGGAGTAGTTTTGTGCCCAACCACATTTGCTAATGTAATTGAATATAAAAGAATATGGAAAACTGCAGGCAATAGGCCTACTGGTAATATTAGAAAACATTTTTCTGATTATGTCCAGCAATTAGTTGAAGAGACTATTGACAAAAACGAGGATGGCAGCTTACAATATACTAACTAGGCAACAGTAGCCAAGTTGGTTAAGGCCCCGAACTCATAATTCGGCTATCGTAGGTTCAAGTCCTACCTGTTGCACGGCTAGGAGTATAATAATAATATGGACGAAGAAAAGGATTGGGAAGTGGATCTTCAACATTATATGGATATAGGAGCAGTCACCCTTGAAGGCGTAGACGAAAACGGAGAAATGATATTTGCAATTCATGAAATTGCAAAAGATGTAGCACCAGATTTATGGGAGGCGCATCTTAGACATATAGATGAATCACTGCTAAAACTATATGAAGAAGGCTTAATGGAAGTGGAATACGATGAAAATTTAGAAGCCAGCTTTCATCTAAGTCCAGAAGGACAAAAATTAGCAAAAGAGATGGGACTTATTGAAATAGATTTTCCAGAAGTTCCAAATGATTAGGAGATAGTATGCCATACAATATTAAACAAAATGCTGCAGGATGCAAAGGTTATGCTGTAGTAAATGAAAAAGGTGAACTTAAAGGATGCCATCCAAGCAGAACAAGAGCCTTGGCACATCAGAGAGCCCTTTATGCAGCAACAGCTAATGAAGAAAAAATGGCTGATCAAAAAAAGAAAAGAATTCTCTAGGCCTTCGTAGCTCAGAGGACAGAGCAGGACTCTTCTAAGGTCTTGGTCGCAGGTTCGACTCCTGCCGAAGGCGCAGGCGGAATTAGTTGAATCTACTTTCGCAATTTGGTATAATATATGCGGGTCGCCAATAGGGGCCCGCATATTAATTTATTCGCTTAAAGGAGGAATAAAAATGGTAAATCATTTAACAACAACAGGATCACTTTGGAATATTTTCAATGATCCTTTTTTTATTGGCTTTCAGCCTAACGTACAAACATGGACTCACGTAGCAAAACAGGAAACTTATCCACCTTATAATGTAATTAAGGTTGAGGAAGATGTTTATCGTGTCGATCTAGCATTGGCTGGATTCGACAAGAAAGATGTTGATGTTACAGTAGATAATGGAACTCTTATTGTTAAGGGTGAAGTTTCTGCAGAAGAGTCTGGCGAGGCTTTGCATAAAGGTATTGCTACTCGTAAATTTACACGCTCATTTGCGCTTGGTGAATTTATGGAAGTAACTGGTGCAGAGTTTAAAAATGGTATGTTGGCTGTAACAGTTGAACGTATTGTTCCAGAAGAAAAAAAGCCTAAGACAATCAAAATCAAATAAGGTATAATAGTTCTGTCCCATTCGGATGGGACACGGGCTAATAGTTACGCCTTGGGATACACCTGAGCATGTGTTTAAACTGCTCATTATATTTTAAGGAGATAATGTGCCAAGTTACGATTATAAGTGTGTAATATGTGAACACGCTAAAGAAGTTAATAAGCCTATCAGCGAAGCTTCCATAGTAGAACTTTGTGACAAGTGTGGTGCTGCAATGGTTAAGCAGTTCGGCACATTTGGTATTCAGTTTAAAGGTACTGGCTTTTACAAAACAGATAACGCTAAATAGTTCAATGTTATAATTAACTTGTTATAAAAGTTATAACAAGGAGTTATTAGTTGACTAGGACTAAACTATGGAGATTATCATTAACAGCCATTTTAGGGTTTGGTTGGCTATTCCTTACACCTGCTTATAGTGATGACCCATTAAGCTTAGCCGCTCAAGAAATACAAGAACTAAATCAAAGCGTCTCCAGTCTAGGTTATAAAGATGAGTTTATTTCATTAATAAATGTAGCAGAAGAAAAATATGATGATGCGGTATCTGCAAAAACTGCGATGGAAAGCTCTATTGCAGCATATGATTCAGCGGTAGAAGCAGAATCAACAGCATTATCAGAAAAGAATTCAGCTCAACTAGCAGTAGACAATCAAACTTCTGTAGTAGCAACAGCATTGCAAGATAAGAATGATGCTCAAGATGCTTTAGATATAGCTAATTTAAATGTTCAAACAACACAGACTGCCGTTCAAAATGCAGGTAATTCTGGATTACAATATACAGTATATTATCTTACAAGAGGATTTAATGGAGTAGCAATACCAGACGGAGTTATATGTACTGGGGTATGGAATTCAAATTCTATGCAGCCACCAGTCTGTGGCAGATACGAAGACTTTATAGTTAAGTTTACTGGAACCATTACTGTTCCGTCTCATTGGACTTCAACATATTTTGCTGGCTACACTGATGATGGATTTAGGATGTATGTTGATGGACAACTTGCTGTTAATAATTGGCAAGAGCAAGGCTCTACCTGGAGTCCTTACTCTCCAGTTTATGATGTAAGCGAAGATAAAACTTTAGATGTAGAAATATGGTGGTATAACGGCGGAGGCCCAGGATATTATCATCTTGGTTGGGCTATTCCTGGAGGTTGGACAGGAGCAGGATGTGATTATACAAATGGCTGGGGACAAGGATTTAGCTGTAATCTTGGTACATTCTCATATGGATCTGGTGCGACACAAGCACAAATAAATGCATACAATGAAGCGGTAGCAGCACAGCAAATAGCACAAACTAATTATAATAATAAGCTTGCTACATACAATACTGAAAATCAAAACCTAACAACATATAATTCAAACCTAACAAATACTACACAAAACCTAACAACGGCACAGGAAAACCTAACAAACGCTTTGGCTGCAAAAACAAATGCAATTGCCATTTATGATCAATCTATTATTGATTTAAATGATGCAATAGATAATGCATGGGAATATTATGAAGAACAAAAAGCTAGAGAAATTGCTAGTGCTTTGGCGCAAGCTGCTGCCGCTGCAGCAAATCAACCAACACCTGTAGCAAGTCCAGACCCAGAACCTAGCGTAGAACCCTCACCTGAACCAGAGCCTTCTCCTGAGCCATCGCCTGAGCAAACTGAACCAGACGATCCCACTCCAACTCCAGAGCCTGAAACCACAGATGAGGCAACACCAGAACCAACTCCTGAGCCTGAGCAAACTCCAGAGCCTTCACCAGAGCCTTCACCTCAGCCATCGGATATAGATCCAGAGCCAAGCCCTGAACCAGAGCCAACTCCTGAGACACCTTCTGAAGAATCACCAAAAGATGATATCATAATTAATGAAGAATTAAAAGAATTAATTCCAGAAAAGGGAACGGGAACTGCAGAAGACCTATCTGGAGTTATAGCTAATTTAACAAGCAAAGATAACAAGCTTGTTACACTAAGTGCTGAGCAAATTGCTGCGGTAAGTCAAACTCTAACAGCATTGACAACTGAGGCAAAGCAGGAAGTTGCAAAAGACTTAGGAATTAAAACATCAGAAGTTGCAGTAATTGCTGAAGCAATGAAAAACAATCCAGAACTAGCAACAGCATTTGTAGAATTTAAAGATAGAGCGGCGGAAGCAGGAGATGCAGCAATGCCTTACACGTTAGCAGATGCTACAACAGAAGTTCAAACAGAGGCATTTTTAGCAGACCCTATAGGAGCTCTAACAAGTATTAATTTTGAAGAAATATTTAGCCCGTCAGAATGGGGCAAAGATATGACTGATGATCAAAGAGAAAAAGCACAGGAAGTAATTGTTCCAGTGATTATTGCAGGAAATATTGTGGCAGCAGCCATGACTAGGAGGATATAATGAAAATAATTAAAGGTTTCTTTAATTGGATATGGGAGGCAATCAAGGAAAGCATAGCCCAGGTTTGGACCCTTCTAGGCTTCTTTATTGCTTGGCTTACACTTACTGGCACAGCTCAAGATGTCGTTGGCCTTGCAACTATTGCCGCAACAGCTATTTGGCTAATAACAATTCCATTAAGAAAAGAGGATTAATAATGAAAGAAAAAATTATGTATATTCTTGCAGCAGGAGTAATGGCAGCTATTGGACTTGCAATTGTTGGAGATTATGTAGTAGCAGCTATTGAGACACAATCAACAGGAGAGCCTGTAGAAGTATCTTCAGATGTCATGACCCTTGTTCAGACAGCCCTAGGTGGTGTCATAGGCATTATTGGCGGTTACTTTGGAGCAAAGGGCTCTAAAGACTAGAAATGCTATAATATTAGCATGAAGAAATTAATTAGTATTGCCACGGCAGGCGTGTTAATGCTACTATTGTCTAGTTGTGGTTATCAGGGTGGATATCGATATTCATGCCAAGATCCAGCAAATTGGGAATTAGCAGAATGTAATCCGCCAATTTGTGAAACAACAGGAACATGTTCAAGAGACCTTGTAGGTGAAGATGTATGGACAGCATATGAGAATGGAAAAAAGAATGGCTAGAGAGAAATTAACGCCAGCGGACCTAGATGCTAGATTAAAGTTTATTCTAGGCATTACGCTTGGATCAATTTTGTTTTTTACAGCAATGGGTATTTTGTATGCCCTAATTTTCGTAACACAACCAATTGGAGCACAGTCTGAAAATGATAAGATGTTCTTCAATGTATTAGGTTCTGTTGCAACATTTATTACAGGAACACTCGCAGGTCTATTAATTGGACAAAGCGGAGCTAAAGATATTATGGCGGCACAAATTGCAAATAAGGAAGTTGACGCTAAGAATACTCAGGCTGATAAGAAGCTTGAATCTGAAATTAGAACTGCAGAAATGGAAACTCGTGCTCGTCTAGAGGCAAAGAGAGATGATGAAATGCCAGATGATCATGATGCAGATGAAGATTGGGATAAGGACTAAAAATGGCTGAAGATACATTTATTGTTCCAGAAGTAAGCAAGCATGTTCCAGGTTCAGTCGGACGTTTGCTTGAAGTTGCTAAATCACAAATTGGATATATTGAAGGTCCAAAAGATAATGAAACCAAATATGGTAAGTGGAGTGGTGCAAACTTCCAGCCATGGTGTGGTTCATATGTAAACTGGGTTGCAGATCAAGCTGGAGTTAAGATTCCAAGAACAGTTTATACTCCTGCAGGCGCAGAAGCTTTTAAGAAAAAGGGTCAATGGTTTGATGCACAAGTTGCAGATCCAGAACCAGGTGATATTGCATACTTTAATTTCCCAGGCGTTACAGGTATTTGCCATGTTGGAATTGTTGCAGTAGACAATGAAGACGGAACAGTTTGGTGTTACGAAGGTAATACAACTGGAGACGGCAAAAAGGGAAGCCAAAGAAATGGCGGAGAAGCAGCAAAGAAGCTTCGTGCTTATAAGAAAAATAAAGCAGGAGTCATGGTTTCTATTGTAGGATTTGGTCGTCCTAAGTTTAAGGGTGCAGCAAAACCTGCAGCAACAGCTCCAACAGATGGATCAGTTTGTCCAACTTGCGGTAAATAATGAATACTTATAGCGTCAAAATTGAAATAAATGCGGAGATAGAAGCATTTAGCGAAGAAGATGCTGCAGATTATATTAATGATATTTTTGGCGTAGATGACGAAGTCAAAAGTGTTAAAGTAATTAACATTAAGGAGAAATAATGGCTAAAGAAGG